TATCTCTCATCAATAATGTTTTTAATCTTTCTATCTTGTCATTACATCTAAACAAAATTCCTAACAATGATAATTTAATATCCTCTGGTGTTTTTAATATTGTTCCGACTGCGATGTTTTGTGGGCCGTAATCATATTGTTTCTTACAAAACAATTCATATTGGTCTCGTTGAATCTTTTTAAATTCTGATGTCATTTCAGGATAAGTTCTCTCCATATAACTTACAACATCTTGTGTATCTACCATTTCTTGTTCTTCTTTGGTCAAGGTTGCTCTTGGTATTTCTGTTGGGTCGTATTCTTGACCGACATCATCAATAACTTTTGTTGGTGCGTCTTTAATCATTACTTACTCCATATTTTTTTTAGTTGTTTTTCATCTACACCATATTTGGATACGATAGAATATACAACATCTTTACCCATAATGTCAAGTGTTTTTTCAATATTTTCTGAACTATCTTCAAAATAATCACATAATATGTCCATTGCCCACTTTTCTATCTTGGATTTTGACTTAGATTTAGTATATTTTAAAAAGGTTCTACCCTTTGGTATCACATCTGTGTAGAATTGATAAACTGATTTTGGTTCTAATTCCCAGTATTGTTGTATTTCGTTCACTACTTCAATCCACTCTGGTTTCATTGATAGAAATCTATGCACCATATAATTGTTCCACGACTTTTTATCGCCTTCAGTTATGTTGTCCCAATAATTTTGGTTCTGAACATCAGTAATTTGTTTTATATGGTCGAATAAGTTCTTTGATTTCATAGTGAATAACCTTTTAGATATAAATAAATAGTTGACTTATAAGTCAAAATGACAAAAATCTTTGTTTTGTTCGTAAAAGTTTTTTAATTCTTCCCAATTGCCGATGTTTTTAAAATTATCTTCGGTGTTTAATTTTACACCTGAGAAGAATCCATACAAGTCTTCATAAAATAATACTCTTGAGTTTCTGTGAGATTTTAGATATTCTATGGTGTTGTTTGTTATTTCTTTGATACCTATGATATCTTTTTTTATATCATCAATTGATATTGTATCGACTTTTATTTCGTTGTATTGTTGTTTTTCTTTTTTCGTTAGAGTTTCCACCCCAAAATCTACTGCTCTCCACTTTTCTGTTTTCTTTGCGAGATTTAAAGATAGTGATTGTAAAAATACATTTCTTCTTGACAAAAAGAAAACCATATCGTGATAGTCTATGAGTGTATTTTTAAATGATTTTGTAGATGGATAAACACCAAACTTAATTCCAAAAGTATCTTTATCTTTGTAGATTGTATCAAAGAATTTTTCATAACCAAGAGAACTAACTATTTTGTTGTGTTTTGATAAGTCTGGTTCCCAAAAGAATTTCTTTGATGAAATATCTTGTAATGTTTTACAAAACTCAGTTGTTCCACTACGACTACAACCCAATACCAATACTTTATTTAAATGCATTTCCCAACATCCAAGTCAATACTGAATATCTAACACCACGAGTCAATGGTGATACTCTATGTCCTAAATAAGATGGAAACAAGATAAGACTTCCTTTTTTTCTACTACCGACTGCTGTGTTTTCACCTGTTTTGTCAGTCATACTAAACTCAAAATTTCCTCCGTCATAGTCATTTTCATCAGACAACTGAACAATGGCAGTAATTTTACGAACTGATGTTTCTTCATTTCCAATGTCTAAATGCCAGTCATATTTTCCTGTGTCTTCATATCTCAACATACGAACATTAGAAAACTCATTTGCTATGTCAAAATTAAAAAATAATGTATTTGCCATTTCACAAGCCATCATTAAATTTTTATTTAAATTAAATCCGTCTGACAATACAATTTCTTCTGAAAATCTTACTTCTTGGACTTTACGAACATTTTCATTTACAATGTCTGCTCCGTTTCCATTATAAGTTCCTGCTACGGTGGCTTTGTATTGTTCTGAATTATCAAACATTTTGATTAACTCATCACACCTTTGTTCGGTCAAGAAGTCATCTTTGTGAACTACAAACTTAAAGTTTTTCTTTTGTGTTAGATTTTCTATCATCTAAAATGGTCTCCAATAAATAACTCTTGTAAAACATATCTTATTCCTTTAGTAACTGGTGTTACATTGTGAGATAAGAATGTGGGAAATATAGTTAATGAACCTTTTAATTGGTTCATTGTATACCACTCTTTTGTATGTTTATCTTG